GAAGCAAAATTGAATACATCTGTGAAGTTGTATGATGCAGTTTACTTAGGAATGAGGCCTTATCCAACGGAAAAGGGATGGTTTTGGGGGAAGACAATAGGAAGATCCACCTACAAAATGGGGTGGGTCCGATTAGATAAGAAAAGGGATGTCATGGCGCATATAACAGGAGTTGCAGATATGCACGTTCAATGCTCAAGTCATGTCCCGATATTGTCAGACCTAGCAGAGAGAATTGTTGCACTACGCACTGGGGCGAAACGCACTCCCGTCCAATTAGATGAAAATCGACCTTGGGAGTGGACCCAGAAGAGTGGGGTGCAATATGATGCTCTGACATTACAAGCCGTCGCCGAGACCTACACCATGAATAGCACTGCGGGTAACCCGACGCAGATGCAAGAATCACACGTCACTGTCAATGATGTGTTGGACTTAATTGGGGCAATCAGGAGGATCGAAAGATTACCATGTGTGCTGGATCATTGGTTGTGGAAGCATATGGTGGTCTGTGACGACCTCTAGATTTGAAGAAAGACCTTTCTGTTTGTTACACCAGGCTATTAGAAAAATTTTGCCATGCAACAAAACACTATTACTTTTGAGAGGGCTAATCCATTGCAGCAAATGGTTGGCCTTTCTCGTGCAATTGCTCTTCCGCATGAGTTTCAACCACAGAGGTTCCCATCCTTCCCAGCTTTGGAGCGAACAGCAGTCTTGGGGTTTAATTCTCCTACAGCTACTATTGTTCCTTCTACTGGGTTACGTGGCCTACTCATGCGTCAAGCATCTTATCCGTTATGGCTTGATTATGCGCCAACAACTCCGTGGTCGTATTCAGCGTATTATGCTGCGAATGGGGATGTTGAACGCATTATCGCCGGCGGAGAGATATCATTAAGGAACGGACTTCGACAGTGGGCGATTGGAAATCAGACAAGGAGTTTGACTGTATCAGGTGTGTCAGGTACATCACCACCTCTTACAAATTATCCTGTTGTTGCTTATGATTATTTGACCGGGCCAAATGAATGGTTGTGGGTGCCTGCTGGCGCCACTTTGTGCATAGATTTGGGTCTTGATGCTGGTACTATACCTAGCTCTGACCCCAGCTTGTCGCTCTGGATTGACTCTTGGACGTCACCAGGGCAGACTGCAAACAATTTTGCAAATTTCAGCCTCATTTTTACTGGCTCTACGGTTATTTCATATTATGGGACCTATGTTGCCTCTTCTTCTTTGTGGCTTAGGCCCTCGAAGATTTCAGTGAACTCAACCTCATTCGTAGGGACTAATGCAAATTTTTCCCTTAGTGCTACTGTCATTGGCTCTTCTGCCGTGTCAGTTGCAGCACCAACCTCGAGTGTGCGTAGTTTGTTCACAGCAACTGGGTCCTCAGTTGTAGCATTGATGCCAGTGGTGAATCCACCTGAATTTCAAAATTCACCTCTGCCATATGCATCTACCCGGACAACTGCAACAGCATGTCTTTTCACCAATGTGACGAAGATCCTGAATAAAGAAGGAACTGTTCTAGCTGGTCGACTTTCACCTGTAAATACGAGTGTGTGGAATTTCACCACTTCGCAGTTGTCAGTTTTGCATCCAGCAGAAAAGCAATTCCTTCCTCTTGAAACAGGATTTTACACTTATTG